AGATACTGCTGGATGTGATATTCTTAATCTTTTAGATAAATTCTTACCACCATATTTAGATATTATTTCTTTTTTTCTATCTTCTGCTAGTTTATATTTATTGTTCTTCATTTGTTCACTATTTGTTTATTCCCATACTAAATTGTTCTTCGGTTGTAAGCAATCGCCTAATAAAACTTGCTCTATCGTGACATTCTTTTGCTTGATCTACAAGTTTTAAGATACTATCAGCTTTATTAAAATGATCGGGTATTACAGAAGAACGATCTACATTCTGAATATCCTTGATTAATCTATCCCTTTTTGCCTCTAATTCTGTAGCCAATTCGGGTAGTATTGTTGCCATAATTGACAATTATTTACCATAATCATTAACTAAAATCAATATTTATATTGACAACAGTTAAGCCATAGAATAAACATAGGTTAATTAAATAATAAATAAAGGAAAAAAATATGAGCATAGTCGCAAAAGGTGGTGAAAAATCTAGCAGTTTTCCAAGTGTTTCTGTAGGTGTTCACAAAGCCCGTTGTATTAAGGTCATTGATCTTGGTACTCAAAAGAATGAGTTTGAAGGCAATATAACTTGGAAAAGACAAGCATTGGTGATTTGGGAAACTCCCGATCAAACTAATGAAACATCCGAGCCACTAACAATCAGTAGATTTTACACATTATCACTACACGAAAAATCTAATTTAGGAATTGATCTTACCTCTTGGAGAGGTCGCCCATTTTCTGAAACTGAAAAAAAAGGTTTTGATATTAGTAAATTAATAGGACACACTTGTTTACTAAATGTCATACAAGGCAATAAAAACAACAAAGTTGGGTCGGTAATGCCCTTACCTAAAGGGGATAAAATCGCAGAACAATATCATACGAGTGTGACGTTCTCTATGGATGATTTCCAAAAAGGTAATAAGGAAACTTTTAATCAGTTATCCGAAGGTATTAGAAATATTATCTTACGTTCAAAAGAGTTAGAAGGTCTTGAACATAAAGATAATGGGGATGATAATAATGGCTCTACTACTGTAGGCCAAGAGCCAGTACCATTTTAATGGAATATACTAACGCATCTAATCTCCCGAAGGCGATTGAACGGGCAGTAGCTAACGATCCTTACTCATCCAAAGGGTCTAATATATCTGCTACCCGTTTGATTGCTCCTCCTAGAATAAGAGTTTTAGAAATGCGAAATTGGGATTTAATAAAAGAAGATGTATCTGATAAGATATTCTCTTTGCTAGGACAATCCGTACACCATATCATTGAACGATCTAAACAACGAATTGATTTATCTGAACGTAGATTATTCTATAAAGATGATAAGATTACTAATGGTTGGACTTTGAGTGGGTCATTTGACTATCTTGAAAGAGATGGAAGATTGATAGATTTTAAAGTTACTTCTGCGTGGGCTACTCTCAATGCTTTAGAAAATCCTAAACCCGAATGGGAAAACCAATTAAATGTATTGGACTTTCTATGTCGTAAAAATCAAAAGACTTTAACTAGCTATAGTAAACCTATTAAGGTTAGGTCTTTATCCATTATGGCAATATTAAGGGATTGGTCTAAATTAAGGGTAATGCAATCTGATAACTATCCTAGAAAACAAGTTGTTATGATACCCGTAAGAAGATGGACACCTAAAGAACAAGACGATTATATTAAAGCTAGGATTAAACTACATCAAGATGCTGAAAAGTCTAGTAAGCTACCTCTTTGTACGGCAAAAGAAAGATGGCGAAAAGAAGATAGTTATGCTTTAATGCTTGATAAACGTAAGACGGCAAAAAGAGTATTGCCTACTAGAGAAGAAATGGATCAGTATTTAAAAGCTAACAAAATGGTTGAAGGACAAGGTTGTAAAGTTGTATTCAGAAAAGGTGAGGATATTAGGTGTATGCACTATTGCCGAGTGAATGAATTTTGCGATCACTATATGAATGTCAAATTCTAAAATTCATAAATTAGTTTTTACTAAAGATACCCTTGTTCAAGGCATACTCAAACGATTTGCCAAGCGATCTAATGATGGTATAAAGAAATATGGCAAGACAATGCTACAAGCTACCAAGTCTATTGCACAATGGATAGATGATGCACAGGAAGAAAGTTGGGATAAGATTGTTTATCTTGAAAAGATTAAAATAGAACTTCAAAAGAAGGAAGGGGGAAAAGATGGCAAAAAAGAAAAAGAAAAAGAAAGATAAAAAGAAGAAAAAAAATAAGAAGAAACGAAGATAATTATTGCAAATTTTTTAAATAGGTATAAATGAATATTATGAACTTACCAATATTTTATTTATGCCTATTTATTTATTGGTCTAGTCTTATCTTTTTAACACTACAGTTATACTAATTTTTTATTCCATCTACCTTTATCATTTAAAACCATCGGTAGTAGCTTGGGAATACCATCTAAAATAATACCACATCCTATTATAAATCTTGTCCTAAAGTTTTTTGCATAATTAAAAGCCATAGATTTTTGGTTGATTAAACATCCTACGTTCATAGCAAAGAATATGTTATCGGGATTAGCCCAATAGCTTATGAGAAATTTTGTATGGTAGTGTCCTTGTACTGCTGACATACCCATAGCTTGTGATACCTTTGATACATCTGCTGATCTTCCGTGAGTAAAAAAACATTTCTGCCCATTACTCATAGTTAAGGTTAAATCATCTACCCATTTCCATTTCTTTGTACCTAGAAAGTCGCCATAGTCCTTTAAGAACTCCCTACTCATTCCGTATTTTAAAGCCCTCCTATACACCAAGCTAGAATGATTGCTCTCTACCTCTACCATCTTCGGAAATATGCCCTCTAATGCCCTTATAAAGCCCCTAGAGGCCTTTAATTCGTGTCCTGCACTATAGAGGTCGGGATCGTGAGTGTGCATATTTATAGCGTGAAAATCTAATAGATCACCTATGTTGATTATACAATCGGGCTTATATTCTTTTTTGATTTCTTCTAAAAATGTTAGACTATCCTTATGGTGAAAAGGAATGTGCATATCACTAATGACCAAAATTCTTTTGTTCACTAATTGCCCTCTAATGTTTCTGGAATGTTCTTGATACGTTCTATCTCGGCTTGTTTGGGATCAACATATTTAACTTCACCATTTTCAATATGTACATCCCGAACAGTATTATTATCAAGAATAATATCTTTTAAAATAACTACCATACTAGTAGTTGTATTTTACTTTAGTTTACTAGATTTTACAAGATTTCATCACGTTAGAAAGGTCTGTAGCACGTTTGGGTGTTTGCTTTGCCCAACGGCTATCTAACATTTCTTCGGATGCAGTTTGATAATCACCCTCGCCTAATGCTTTCCACATATTTTTGAATTTAGATACTCCACCGATACCAAGTTGGAATACCATCTCAATTAGGACACATTTGGCTTGATGATGAAGGGGTAAATCTTTGATTAGTTGATTAGCATTTGAACAAGCTGTATCAAAATCACCATCAAAAACTTTTTCAAGATGTTCTTTTGGATAAGATTGTCCTTCTATAAAATGATCGGTATCTAAAACAAGATGGCCATATCCAATCGTGGCAAAACCAAGACTATCCTTATAGACTTGATCTCTAAAACCTTCGTGTTCTTTAATCCTTGCCTTTAAATCGTCATAATTCATACACTAATACTATATAACAGCGGCAAAATTTCAACAGAAAAATTATCTGTTTATTAGTTTACTAGAAAATATATAGCAACAATAACTACCGCTACTGTGATAGATATTTTCTTATGGGCTTTTGCTAATGCCCAAAGTTCTTTTGCTTTTTCCATACTACCTCCCATTAAAACCATTCATTATTCTAATAACTTTCACCACTTTATCAACCTTATTAAAGGTTTCTTTGTGCTGTACATCAAGTGAATTGGCACTTTGCATTACTATTAATGCAACTATGATTTGTAACATATATTAATTACAGTTATTTTTATCTAAATCTATTGGTTTATCACCTTGAAAAAACCATACATAGGATGAAAGTTTAGTTCCATCTTGTGTATAGGTACACTTCTTGCCTACTGAACAAGCAGATAAAGCGAACATCATAATCAGAAATATAAATAATTTATTCATAATCTTCCTATTTTAGTGCGATATAGTATCAAAAATCAAGGGAATAAGCCATTACTTCCTTTTGATAATATCTGCACCTTTAAGACCATAGATAGCAGATACTACCCCAATGAATAGGGCTTGATACCAAAACGGCATATTGTTAAAATACTCAAAAAATTTCTCTACCTTCAACATAATTTCGGGATCATCACTAAAAATAGACCATATCAACAACATCACGGGGGCGGCTACGAGTATCAAAACGAACTCGTCTTTCCAGCCCTGTTGATTATTAGTCATAACGGCTTGTTTATATTCCAACTCACCCCTTGCCATCTTACTGGCGTGGGTAGCTTGGGCATCAGCCATTAACATTTTAGTTTCTTGACGCTTTTTATAGATATGCGTACCTGCGTTTAAAGCTAATTTTATTGCACTAAACCACATACTAAAATATCAATTTTACTACTAAAAAAATAAATATTACAGATATAACTGCAACACTTACTCTATGTCTTGGCGATAGATCACCCCACATATCACCAACAAATATGAAAAATTCTTTCATAGTAATCTCCTATAGTTTAACGAACTTTAATACTGCTACTATTAAAGCAATCAAAGACCCTACTACAAAAACGGCTTTAATTCCACCTTTTCCCATAGATACTTGATGCTTTAAATCCTCTATATCTTTACTATTTTTAACCACATCTTTATGTATTTCTGCTAATTTATAACAAATAACATCCATTGATGTTTTACTATTAAATTTAGGTATCAACTTTTTTTTCATTTTCCTCAATCTGTTTTTTAGGTACACACCAAAATTTAATAAAAATACGATTATCTTCTACTTGTTCTACTGGTATTTTAGCCATAAATTCGTGGGCTTTATAATAACCATTCAAAGCACATTCACGATAACTAGAATAAAGTTGTTCGTTCATTGGTGGAAAACAAGTACCTGCTACTGAATAGCATATTTGAAATATTAACATAAATTTTATCATCGCCTTTTTCTATACCATCTTCTTTTTTTGAGAAACCAAGCATAAATTTTATTCGTTGTTCTCTTTTTTCTTCTTCTTTTTATTCTTTCTCTTATCAAGTTTTTTCAAGTTTCTTTTTACAAAATTAGTATTCTTTTTTATCTGTTTAGATAGAACTTCTTGTCCTTGTTGCAATTTAAAAACTTGTTCTTTCATATTCCAAGTTTCTTTTAAATTCCATCCAACTAATGCAATCAAAGCGGCAAGAGCAAGACCAACTATTTTATCTTTTAAATCCATTATTGACAGCTTTCACATTCATTCGTATCGTCAATGACGACACCACCACCTTCATAGGTAGAATCTTCTGCTTTACCTCCATCACAATCACATCCAGTACATTTACAACCTTCGTGATCTGCCTCTATACAATGGCACAGATGATTACATTTTTTACAAGTTCTATCCATCGTTATCATTTTATTATATCCATTATTTTAAAACAATTTTTTTAATTGATTTTGAACCATCATTGTTAATTTCTATTTCAGCTTGGGTCTTGATACATTTATAAGTAACTGTTTCGCTGTATTGACGTTCTGCTTCACGTTTTCCTCGTAAGCACATTCCCATTGAATCTTGGATTCTATGCTCCTTAATCTCAAAATTTACAAACATTAATAATGCTACTACTGTTTCCATTTAGTGTGTTCCATTCTTATAATGAATTTCTCTATTAGCATCTTTTAATTTTTCAATATCTTCTAATACTTTATCCATTTGTTTTCTTAAAAATTCTATATTCACTTTGTTTAAAGCCATATTTTCAATATGCGTGTTTAACTTATCTACGGATTTATACAAATCCTCGATCATCATAAATTGTTCGGAATCCGCAGGTAAAGAACCTAACTGTCCACGTGGCCATTTGATTCTAAATTCTGTATTTTCAGTTAAGTCTTTCGTCATTAACTCTACTTGTGTTGAAAGTTTATTTTGAGTTTCAATGATACCGAAATAAGCCCACGTGCCAATAGCTACCATTGTAATCAATGATAAAACTGTTTTCATTGGCATTTGAACTGATGCTTCTTCTGAAATTTTTAAAGGTTTAGGCATTAGTTATAATTATAACTTCCTGTTGAAGTATCTCCTTTTTCTAAAATTTTAAATAATTTTTTGTGTTGATCCATAATATCTTCATCTGAATCCATCATCTTATCTATTTGATCTTCTAATTTTAAAACCTGTCGTTCTAGCTTATCAACTTTATCTTCGTGAACTGCTTGTATAGTAGATAATTCAAATGTACGAGATAATGACCAACCTCCTAATGCTATTAATAACCCAACTAATAATGTTATTATTTTATCCGTCATTTTTTCTTTCTACCAAAATAATGTTCTGATGGTTCATAATCCCATCTCATACCATGATGCCCTCTAAAATCAGCATACCACATTCTTAATCTAGCCAGAAATTTTAAAACAGGTCGTGGCATTAAAATATAACCTCTATAACTAGATATAATGTTATGAAAATAAACATAGACATCATTTGAACATCATGAGGGTGGTTAATCATTTGCTTTACTTAATTCCATGCACCAGTCTTACGACCTGAACTACCTTTTTGGCAGATTTATATTGTTCAACAGAATCTAGGTTTAAATTAGACTCCACACTACTCATCATTAATATTGCTATAATTATTTGCATAATGTTTTCTATTTATCACAATAATATCCAAAAACCAATTGACCATTTGAATTATAGTTGCCTTGTAGTTTAGGATCGTTATTTTTAGAGTCGTAATAAGTCGTGTTTATATCAAGCCACATATCACCCTGTTGAGAGCAAGTAAGTGAATTATTAAAAGGTAATATAATAGGTTCAGCAGCTAGAATAAGAATAACTAAAAACTTCATCGCTGGAAATATCGGAGTCGCCATCTGTGGCAAACATAGTTATCCCTAACTCCATAAGATTTAAAAATTCCACAAAAACCTCTACGATTAGAATACATCGCACAATTTCCACAAG